GAATAAGGCGCACAGAGCCGCCACGTTGCAACGTGTGGCGCGGGACGGATATCCTCCAAACGGTATCCCTTTCGGTAACCCGCCCCACACAGGGCGCGTGTGCGGCTCTTGTGCGATGTACAATTCAGCGGCATTTCCGCCGCGATGTTTGTCACATTTATTTTGCCGATTTTGCTTGCTATTTCTGCGGTTCAGAGTTAATATGTCACTACCGCAGGAGAAGCGGAATAAACACAAAGGAGCATTCACATGAACATTTTAGTTGTTGAACCGGGCAAGCGCCCCTACGCAAAGGAGATCAGCGGAGAGCTTGAAAGCCTGCAGCAGACGGTCGGCGGATACATTCAGGCGATTTATCCCTTCGATGATCCGGTCGCACTGGTCTGCGAGGAGGAAGCCCTCTACCACCCGGAACAGAAGTGGAACCGCCCGATCAAAGGCTACGGCGTCATCAAGGGTACGTTCTTCCTTTGCGGCTTGGGCGAGGATGACTTCACAGACCTGCCGCAGGAGCTGACCGAGAAGTACACGGAGTTCTTCCGGCAGGCATATGATTTCGTGCTGGTCGGAAACATCCTGATGCCGATTCCCCTCGGCGAATAACCGAAAAGTGGCGGGTGTAATATACACAACACCTGCCGCACATTTTCCCCGTATCTTCTGTAGTTTTAGCGGCTTGATATAATGTGCTTTTAGAGTTAATATGTACACAACGGAAGGGCAAAGCCCGCCGGAAACTACGAAACACGGAGGAAAAAACAATGATCAGCTACGGAATGGCAAAGGCAAGAGCAATGGCAGGCAGAGACGACTGGAACGAGCGCGAGGCGATCAAAAGCGCCACGATCCTTTGGTACGACACCGAAGAGGAAGGCTACGAACTGGAGATTGAGAACGAGGACGACCTCGACGCAGAGGACTTCAGGGCTTGGGTTGAAGAAAACGCCGACAGCCTTGCGCAGGAAGACGCAGCCGCAAACGGCACGACCTTCGAGGGCATCGAGGAGATCGAGTACGAAACCGAATGGATTGACGACGATGCCCTTTTTGACGAAGACTACGCAGCAGCCTGCGAAAGCGAATGGGAATGGATGACCGGCAGATAAGCCGGTCGCCCCACCGGGGCGGCACAGCGCCGCCCTGTGCGCGGGCAGCAGGTTCCGCGCAAACGGATGCCAGCAGAAATAGCGCCCCACACAGCGCATTTACGCGGCTCCTGCGGGCGGGCGTAAAGTACACAAACAAGCGGAAAATACCGCAGCGATCATTGTTATTACTCACACTTGATATATCCGCCGTTTAGAGTTAATATGTGTACAACGGAACGGGAAACCGAGCCGAAAACAGAAAACAAAGAAAAACGGAGGAAAACACTATGTGGCACGAAGGTACGATTGGAGTCCCGAAGGGAAACGGCAAGTACACGGTCGTTCATTACTGGGTGAAAGCCTACGACGAGGGCAGCCAGTACGGAATCGACGGCGGCAGGATCAGCAAGCTGACGCTGAAGATCAGCGGCGAGGTTGTTTACAACTACGACCGGGGGCTGGATGTTCCGCCGCAGAACGAGGCAGCGGAAATGGCACTGGCGATCCTGATGCACGAATACAACTAAAACACAAAGGCGGCAACCGGAAGGAAGCCGCCTTTCTCTCTGAGGGGGGTGAGGCATTGCGAAAGCTGAAAGATTATACACCGACCAAGTTCATGGCGGAGGATTCCCATTACGATAAAGCTGCCGCCGATTATGCGGTGCGGTTCATCGAGTGCCTCGCCCACACGAAAGGCACATGGGCGGGAAAGCCCTTCGAGCTGATCGACTGGCAGGAGCGCATCATCCGTGACCTGTTCGGTGTCATCAAGCCCAACGGCTATCGCCAGTTCAACACGGCATACATCGAGATTCCGAAAAAGAACGGCAAGTCGGAGCTTGCTGCTGCGGTCGCCCTGCTGCTGACCTGCGGCGACGGTGAGGAACGTGCCGAGGTCTACGGCTGCGCTGCAGACCGCCAGCAGGCTGCTATCGTTTTTGATGTTGCCGCCGACATGGTGCGGATGTGTCCAGCGCTGAACAAGCGAGTGAAAATCCTGACCTCGCAGAAGCGCATCGTGTATGTCCCGACCAATTCCTTCTATCAGGTTCTTTCCGCCGAGGCGTACAGCAAGCACGGCTTCAATATTCACGGAGTCGTGTTTGATGAGCTGCACACGCAACCGAATCGAAAGCTGTTTGACGTTATGACAAAAGGCTCCGGCGATGCACGAATGCAGCCGCTGTATTTCCTTATCACGACGGCGGGAACGGACACCAATTCCATCTGCTACGAGCAGCACCAGAAGGCGCAGGATATTCTCGAAGGGCGTAAGATTGACAAGACCTTCTATCCGGTCATCTACGGCGCTCCGGACGATGCCGACTGGACTTCTCCGGAGGTCTGGAAAAACTCAAATCCGTCGCTGGGAGAAACCATCGGCATGGATAAGGTGGAAGCCGCCTGCGAATCCGCAAAGCAGAACCCCGGCGAAGAAAACGCCTTCCGGCAGCTCCGTCTGAACCAATGGGTAAAGCAGACCGTCCGCTGGATGCCGATGCACAAATGGGACGCCTGCAAGGTTGATTTCGACGAATCTCTGCTGGAAGGGCGTGTATGCTACGGCGGTCTGGACTTGTCCTCGACCACGGACATCACGGCATTCGTGCTGGTGTTTCCGCCGACCGATGAGGACGACCATTATTATATTCTGCCGTATTTCTGGCTGCCGGAGGAAACGCTTGACCTGCGCGTCCGGCGCGACCATGTGCCGTATGACCTCTGGCAGCGGCAGGGCTTTCTGATGACCACCGAGGGCAACGTCGTGCATTACGGCTTCATCGAAAACTTCATCGACGAACTGGGTACACGGTTCAACATCCGGGAGATCGCCTTCGACCGCTGGGGCGCAGTGCAGATGAGCCAGAACCTTGAGGGGCTGGGCTTCACGCTGGTGCAGTTCGGTCAGGGCTACCGTGATATGTCGCCGCCGACCAAAGAGCCGATGAAGCTGACACTGGAGCAGAAGATCGCTCACAACGGGCATCCGGTTCTCCGCTGGAATATGGACAACATTTTCATCAAGCGTGATCCGGCGGGCAACATAAAGCCGGACAAGGAGAAGTCCACGGAGAAGATCGACGGAACGGTCGCCACGATCATGGCGCTCGACCGTGCGATCCGCTGCGGAAACGACACTGGCGATAGCATTTATGACGAACGCGACCTGCTTGTTTTGTAGTTGGTGAAAGTGCTTTCAAAAATTATTATGGGAATAAAAGTCTATTATAGGGACACTTTTGCTGATGAGATATTGACCAATGCCTGTTTCAATCTGTTTGCGTTTTTTATATTTGGTCATTGCTCTGGTAATTGGAAAAATAAACAGATTTTTAGTATCCCATTCTTGATTAATGATCCTAATAAGCTTTCCTGCAGTGTTGCTATAAGAATGATTAATATCAGAACTATCACATACAACACCGACATGACCGTCTTTTGTGAATTTTATCCAGACTATATCTTTCTGAAAAGAAAAATTGAATTGTTTTTGAATCGCCTTATATTTTGGATCATTGCTAAGATACGGGGGGTATCAGACTGTGGCTCCCATTGATATTCATTTTTTATCCAAATGCCATGACCAATCACATCTTCTTTCTTTCCTTCTAAAAAAATATTCCCAGTTTTTTCAGCAGCAATAGGAAAGTCAACAATATAGTTTAAGAATTCGTTTATGTATGCATAAACAATATTAAGTGGAACTGGAGTAAGTGTTGCTTGATGAATTGCTTCCTTTGTTCTTTTTTCACCATCTTCTCCCAAGTAATACAATCTGCATTTACCATTAGGTAATACAACTTTTTGAGATGTATCTGGGATGAAGAATCTTTCAATCAAAGGGTTCATTTTAAACCTCCATAATGTATTATATTATGACTGCTTTTCTTTGATTATACCATAAGCCCATACAAAAAGTCAACGAGAGGAGTGATGCACATGGGCATTTTCAGCGGACTGTTCCGGTCGAGGGACAAGCCGAAGGACAGCTACGACAGCCCGTCCTACAGTTATTTCTTCGGACGGACACACGCAGGTAAGCGTGTCAACGACCGCACGGCAATGCAGATCATTGCGGTTTACGCCTGCGTGAGAGTGCTGTCGGAAGCGATCGCGCAACTGCCCCTGCACGTTTATCAATACACCGATAACGGAAAAGAGCGAGTGCCGAAGCACCCGCTTTATTTTTTGCTGCATGACCAGCCGAATCCAGAAATGACATCGTTCGTTTTCCGGGAAACGCTCATGGCGCACCTGCTGATCTACGGGAACGCCTATGCACAGATCATCCGCAACGGTCGTGGTGAGGTGCTGGGGCTGTATCCACTGATGCCGGACAAGGTGCGTGTTGACCGTGACGACCACGGCAGGCTCATTTACCGCTACAGCCGGTACGACGAACACAACCCGAATTTTAAACAGCAGGGCGAGATCATTCTGCCAATGGAACAGGTTCTGCATATACCCGGCTTGGGCTTTGACGGTCTGGTCGGATACAGCCCTATTGCAATGGCAAAAAATGCACTCGGTCTGGCGGTCGCCTGTGATGAGTACGGCTCGTCATTCTTCGCAAACGGCGCTGCACCTTCGGCGGTACTGGAGCATCCGGGCGTGATCAAGAATCCGGAGCGTGTGCGTGAGGCTTGGCAGCGGGCTTACGGCAGCAGCAATGCGCACAAGACAGCGATCTTGGAGGAGGGCATGAAATACACGCCCATCTCCATTCCCAACAACGAGGCGCAGTTCCTTGAAACTAGAAAGTTTCAGATTGAGGAAATAGCCCGCCTGTACCGTGTGCCGCTGCATATGATCGGCGACCTCGATCATGCTACTTTCAGCAATATCGAGCATCTGTCGCTCGAATTCGTAAAATACACCCTTGATCCGTGGCTGGTACGCTGGGAACAGGGACTACAGAAGGCGCTTCTTTCGGATTCCGAAAAGGGGCGCTATTTCATTAAATTCAATGTGGAAGGACTGCTTCGCGGCGACTACGCAAGCCGTATGCAGGGCTATGCGACTGCAAGACAGAACGGCTGGATGTCCGCAAACGATATCCGTGAGCTGGAGGATATGAACGCGATCCCCGATGAGGAAGGCGGCAATCTGTATCTGGTGAACGGCAGCTTCACAAAGCTGGAGGACGCAGGCGCTTTCGCAGAGAAAGGAGGAAATGCAGATGAATAAGTTCTGGAACTGGTTACGCAATGAAGACACCGGCGCTGCCGAGCTGATCTTCAACGGACCGATTTCGGAAGACACATGGTTCGGCGATGAGATCACGCCTGCCATGTTCCGTAACGAGCTTTCAAAGGTCAGCGGCGATCTCACCGTCTGGCTGAATTCTCCCGGCGGAGATGTATTTGCGGCATCGCAGATCTATACGATGCTCCGCAGTCACAAGGGCAAGGTCACTGTCAAGATTGACGGCATTGCGGCAAGTGCCGCTTCTGTCGTTGCAATGGCTGGTGACGAAACCCTGATCGCACCGACCGGAATGCTGATGATACACAATCCTTCGACTGTCGCTTTCGGCAATAAGGAAGCGATGCAGAAGGCAATCGAACTTCTGGACGAGGTCAAGGAGAGCATCATCAACGCCTACGAGGAAAAGTCCGGTCTGAGCCGCAGCAAGATCGCCCGCATGATGGACGAGGAAACATGGCTCAATGCGAAAAAGGCGCAGTCCCTCGGACTGGTGGACGGCATTCTCTTTGCAGGCAGCGCTCCGCAGCCGAAACCGGATGAGGATGAAAATCCCGATGAAGATACACCGGAGGAGGATGAGCCGAAAAAGAATGATGCAGGTACTGATGCCCCTGATGATCCTTCAGAAGAGGAACCCGATGAAGGGGAAAGGCTGAAGCGTCGTAAGACCGATGATACGGCAATGACGTATTCGGCAGTAATTGCAATGAAAAGTCTTATGGAAAAGCTCACTGCACATTATACACCTGTTAAGGGTGTACCGATCGATCAGCTTGAGAAAAGGCTGAATCTGCTTAAATAACAGGAGGATGATAATATGACTATTCAGGAACTTATGGAAAAGCGTGCAAAGGCATGGGATACTGCCCGCGACTTTCTCGATTCTAAGCGTAACGCAAACGGCCTTCTCTCCGAGGAGGACAGCAAGACCTATGATGCAATGGAACAGCAGATTGTTGATCTTGGCAAGGAGATCGAACGTCAGCAGCGTGCGGACCAGATTTCCCAGCAGCTTTCCGCCGCAACAACTGCACCTATTGTCGGTGCTCCCGGCGCTCATGTGATTGAGCCGCAGAAGCAGGGAATTGCATCCGATGACTACTCCAAGGCATTCTGGAATTCCGTTCGGAACCGCAACTATGTCGATGTTCGCAATGCACTTCAGGTCGGTGAGGACACTGAGGGCGGTTACCTTGTACCGGATGAGTTTGAGCGTAAGCTCATTGAAGCACTTGAGGAGGAGAATGTATTCCGTCCTCTTGCAACCCGTATCCAGACCTCCAGCGGTGACAGAAAGATTCCCGTTGTTACCTCTAAGGGTGAGGCCGTATGGATGGAGGAGGAAGAGGCATATACTCTCTCCGACGATGCATTCGGTCAGCTTTCGCTCTCTGCATACAAGGTCGGTACCGCTATCAAGATCTCCGAGGAGCTTCTCAATGATTCTGTATTCGATCTTCCTGCATATATCGCAAAGGAATTTGCACGCAGAATCGGCGCGAAGGAGGAAGAGGCATTCCTTGTCGGCGACGGTGTCGGTAAGCCTACGGGTATCTTTGCTGCAACAGGCGGAGCACAGAACGGTGCAACATCGAACGGTGCGACTATCACCTTTGATGATATGATCGAACTATTCTATTCCGTCAAGAGCCCTTACCGCAAGAAGTCCGTATGGCTCCTTAACGAGCAGACTGTGAAGGCACTGCGTAAAATCAAGGACAATACCGGAAACTATATCTGGCAGCCCAGTGTTTCTGTCGGTATTCCGGATACGATTCTTAACCGTCCTTATGTGACATCTGTATATGCGCCGACTATTGAAGCGGGCCAGAAGGCCATTGCTTTCGGTGATTTCAGTTATTACTGGATCGCTGATCGTCAGGGCCGCAGCCTGAAGAGACTGAACGAGCTCTTTGCTATGAACGGACAGATCGGCTTCCTTGCTTCTCAGCGTGTCGATGGAAAGCTTATCCTTCCGGAGGCTGTGAAGGTGCTGACGATGAAGGCATGATTACTCTTCAGGAAACAAAAAACTATCTTCGTGTAGATCATGCGGAGGATGACAAGCTCATCCTCTCGCTGATCGACACTGCCAAGCGGCTGGTGCAGGACGTCGGCAGAATGGACGAGCAGGCACTTGCGGTCAATGAGGAAACCACCCGGCAGGCTATGCTGTATACTGTTTCTTACCTCTATGAGAACCGCAATACTGCCGATTACCACAAGCTGACGCTGACGCTCCGGGCGCTGCTATTTGCGCAGCGTGAAGGGGTGATCTGATGGAGATCGGAACGCTGAATCAGCGCATCGCCTTTCTGGAACACAGCACGAAGATAGACGGCATCGGCAACCACAAAGCCCGGTGGGAGGAAGCCTTC